CTCCTAAAGGACAAAGGAGAGATCTCACCCTACCAACTTGCAGTTGAGAGATACAATGTGCCCCGAGGAGATTGGGATTTTTCAAGCATCCAGTGCTACCTCGATTACTATGTCTTACGACCCTTTAAGGAATACCACTCCTATCAGCGAGTATTTACCATCTACGAAGCTGTGGGTGGAGTTAATCTAGAAGACTATGCTAATCGACAGCGCGGAACGAAGTTATTACCCATCCCAAGAAACAATTCAGCCGGATATCCTTGGGTATTGATGGGAAAAGGAATGAACAAAACTCATTGGCTTGGCAAGGGAGAAAATCGATTCATCAGGGAAGATCTGCAAACGGCAGTTGGAACCTTGATCAAGCGTGCCCTGGCAGACTCAGACGAGCGTCCTATCTTTATCGACACCCTAAAGGATGAGAGGCGATCATTTAAGAAAACATCATATGATGATCCTGAGAATATCAAAACCAGATTGTTCTCAGCCAGCCCCATGGACTTTACCATCATGGCAAGGATGTATCTAGGAGCCTTCGTTCTTTCACTCAGAGCGAACAAGATCTCCAATGGCTTTACGGCCGGAATTGATCCTCACAGCATGGACTGGACCCAGATCGTGAATCACCTTCAAGAAAACGGCGATTTAGCGTTCGATGGGGATTGGTCCTCGTTTGATTCAACACTGAGCGAGGACATTGTCATGGAGTTCTTTAATCTAGCCAACCGGTGGTACCGAACTTTTGACGAGTCTTGGAAACCAGAGCACGATACTATTCGCAAATGGATTGGTAAGTGCACGGCCACCTCATGGCATTTGCAAAGAGGTAAGGTCGTTCAGTGGAATGGAGCACTACCCTCAGGAGCGTTCGGAACCAACGATATCGACTCCATGGCCAATCTTCTTATCTTGGCATCATTCGCAAGACAGCAGAATGTCTACCCCAGCGAGTTTCAGGATCAAGTTAGATTCGTCTTTCACGGAGATGACAACATCTATT